AATATCTTTTTCCCTGCTGGTGCTAAGAAAGCGTATCTACACAAGGTACATTTCAATGCTTGGCAGTATGGTACTAAAGGGTTATATTATTTGAGAACTGAAACATCAAACAAAGCCGAGAACGTTGCGCAAAAGGTTGCACGTGAGAGATTGGCTGAATTCAACGAAACTAGCGCAGAGTCTCAAGACGAATGCGTAGCATGCCAAGGTTAGGAGAGTAAATTGGACGTAACAATATATAGCAAAAGTAACTGCCCATTCTGCGAGAAAGCCAAGTTTTGGTTTAAATCTCATGGATACACATACACCGAGATAAATCTTGACGATGAAGAACAGCGTCTCGCATTTTATCAAAAGGTTCCAGGAGCAAGATCAGTTCCTCAGATATTTATTGACGATAACTTAATCGGCACATATGACGACCTGATGGCTAAAGCTGATACCCTGATTAAAAAACAAGGCGGTTTGTTAGAGTTCTCAGAAACTTACAAGCCATTTCATTACCCATGGGCGGTAGAGATTACTACACGTCATGAGAAAGCGCACTGGATTGAGGATGAAGTTGACCTGTCAGAAGATGTAACTGACTGGAAAATGGGTAAAATGAGTTTTACAGAAAAAGAATATGTCACTAATATTCTTCGCCTGTTTACGCAATCTGACGTTGCTGTAGGTCAAAATTACTATGATCAGTTTATACCAAAGTTCAAGAATAACGAAGTAAGAAATATGCTTGGTTCGTTTGCTGGTCGAGAGGGTATTCACCAACGTGCTTATGCTCTACTCAATGAAACTCTGGGTTTACCTGACTCTGAATATCATGCGTTCCTTGAGTACAGCGAGATGGCTGATAAGATTGACTTCATGATGGATGCTGATCCATCAACAGTTCGAGGTCTTGGTTTGTCACTAGCCAAGTCTGTATTCAACGAGGGGGTGGCGTTATTCGCATCATTCGTTATGCTACTCAACTTCCAGCGTTTCGGTAAGATGAAAGGTATGGGTAAGGTTGTAGAGTGGTCGATCCGAGACGAATCTATTCACGTTGAAGGCAACTCAAAATTATTTAAAGCATATTGCGCAGAGCATCCCAGGATAGTGGATGAAGATTTTAAGAAAGATATATATGAAATAGCGAGACAAGCTGTTAAGTTAGAGGACAAGTTTGTTGACCTTGCTTATAAAATGGGTGCAGTCGAGGGGTTAGAGGCTGCAGAAGTAAAACAATATATCCGCTATATTACTGACCGAAGATTGTTACAACTTGGGTTGAAAACAAACTTCAAAGTGAAAGAGAATCCACTCCCATGGCTTGAGTGGGTACTTAATGGCGCTGACCACACAAACTTCTTTGAAAACCGTGTTACGGAGTATGAAGTTGCAGGTTTAACTGGTGGTTGGGACGAAGCATACGCATAAGGAACTAAGATGGACGAAATAATATACGAACTTATTTGCGATGACTGCGGTTCAGAATATTCTATAGTTCAAACTGTAGATATTGACTCTGATGAGGAGTTGCCGATATATTGCCCATTCTGCGGGGCAGGCGTTGATGTCGATAACATCGAAGAAGACGTGGACGATTTAGATAAATACCTTGATGAAGAGGATCTTGAAGATCTAGATTTTGATGTTGACTAACATAAAGGTTTTATTATGGCTACACCACATGACATCCCATGGAGTTACAATAACAGACCGTTCGATTTAACGGAAGAAGAACTCAAAGAATATGTAGGGTTTGTTTACCAAGTGAGAGATCTCAGCACAGGGGTCTCTTACATTGGTAAGAAGTTCTTCTGGAAACCCAAGACACTACCTGTCACCAAAACACGCAAGCGTAGAGTTAAGACTAAAGTACAGTCGGACTGGCAACGGTACTTTGGTTCTAGCGAGCAAGTAAAAGAGCTTGTTGAGCAAGGCGTGCCTTTCAAACGTGATATCCTCAAACTATGCCGAACTAAAGGTGAATGCTCATATTATGAGGCTAAGTTCCAGTTTGAGAAAGATGTCCTTTTGCGTGATGATTATTATAATGAGTTTATCGGGTGTAAAATACACTCTAAACATATAAGTGAGTTGAAAGAGGACTATAACCGTGAGCGACAAAGTTAAGTTATTCATAGGAACATCATCCAATGGTGAAGATGCTCTTATTGAAATGGCATATGAATATTCTCTAAGGAAAGAAACTGATAGAGAACTAGAAATAGTTTGGATGAGGCAGACCAATAATCCTAAATGCTTTTGGCATGGGTTCGAGGATAGAAACTGGTCAACTCCATTTTCAGGATTCCGATGGGCTATTCCCGAATATTGTAACTTCGAGGGTCGAGCGATTTATACTGACGTTGATATGCTAAACTTCCACGATATCGGTGATTTGTTTGACTTAGATATGGGCGATAGCTGGATCCTAGCCAGAGACGGTAAGCGTTTCGGTGGTAAAGAGTTCTGCGTAATGCTATTTGACTGTACCAAGTTCAAAGATGTAATGCCACCTTCGCAAGATTGGAAAGTGGAACCTACTGCTCACCATCAGTTCATTAATATGTTTATAAGAAGCGGTGTTGTTGGCGATTTAGACCCTGCCTGGAACAGCCACGATAGAGACATATTTCCATTCAAACAATTACACTACACTCATATGCCAACGCAACCATGGAAACCAGCTTGGTTTACAGGCGAGGTAGAAGAACACCCTTATGACGATTTAGTACAATTATTCTGGCTATACGTTGACATGGCGAAAGAAAGCGGTTATAATATAGATGACTATGCTGTAAATCGTAATGTTAAGTATGGAATTATAGGAAAATGAAAAATGTTGTATTGGTGACTGGTGGGTTTGACCCATTACATTCTGGTCACATAGAATACTTTGAGCATGCCAAATATATGGGCGACATGCTGATTGTTGGGATTAATTCTGACGAATGGTTGACACGCAAAAAAGGGAAGCCATTCATGCCGACAAGCGAGAGACGCAGGGTGATTGGCGCTTTGGGTTGCGTTGATGATGTTATTACATTTAACGATGATGATGATACAGCCTGCGATGCGATCGCTAATGTTTTAAAGAGATACCCTAGTCTCATATTCGCTAATGGTGGTGACAGAACTGATGGCGAAAATACTCCCGAGTATAAAAAGTATGCTGACGACCCGAGAGTAAAATTTGTTTGGGGTATTGGTGGTTCTGATAAAAAGAATTCTAGTAGTTGGATCCTTGACGAGTGGAAGACTCAAAAGACCGAGCGACCATGGGGGTACTGGCGTGTGTTAGAAGATAAGAAAACAGTCAAGGTCAAGGAACTTGTGATCGAGCCTGGAAAGAGTTTGAGCGATCAGAAACATACGCATAGAAATGAGCACTGGTATATTCTGCAAGGTGAAGTTACTGTAGCAGTTGAAACGCTGACTATGAAGAATACTATCAACCTAACAGAAACTAAAAATAGAAGCTATACAATACCGAAAGGGGTTTGGCATCTAGCGTCAAACAGAACTGATAAGCCAGCGCATATCTTAGAAGTTCAATATGGTACTGTGTGCGTCGAAGAAGATATTGAGCGGAGATAATATGAATATATCGACAGTAACGTCATGGAATAATGATTTGTTTGAAAAGTATGCTTTTAGGTTCTATGAAACATATAACTGGGACTTTCCTGTTCAGGTTTATAATGAAGACGAAAATATGTACACCGATATTCCTCAATGTAAAGCGTTTGTCGATCGACACAAGTCCAACTTCCATATGAAATACAAAGGCAATTATCGGTTCGATGCTGTTCGGTTTTGCTATAAAGTCTATGCGTACACTGACATGATACTCAACAGCAAGGATGAGGATGGTATTATATTCATTGATGCTGATAGCGTGTTCCATAAAAAGATTGACGTTGATTGGGTTAAGGAACACCTACACCGTGACGACTGTATGGTAACGTATCTTGGGCGTGGTGAACATTACACAGAGTGCGGTTTTCTATACTTCAATATGAAGCACCCAGAGATTAAGAACTTCGCTAGAGAAATGCAGGATATGTACAATACTGATGCCTTGCTAGGCGAGGCTGAATGGCACGACTCATGGATCTTTGATGTCGTCCGAAGAAGGTTTGAGTCCAGAGGTGTGAAGAATCACAATATAGGCGATGGGCAGTGGGGCGAAAATGGTCATGTTCAAGCAAGGTCTATTTTGGGTACTGTGTATGACCACACTAAAGGTGTTCGTAAAGTATCAGGTATATCTCCCGAAAATACTTTACTTTCATGAAAAAATAAGTTATAATTAGAGTATAACTATTGAGAGGGTATTATTATGTTAGAAGTATTATCTATTGCTGCTCAACTACTGATCACTGCTGGTTTAATATTGCTTGTTGCTTGGCTTGTTATCGAGGGATGGCGTGATCTTCAAATACACCAGAAAGAATGGGAAGAACGTCGAGCCAAGAAAAAGCAGGCGAAATTAGATTTCGAAGAAGCTAAACTAAATGCAGGTATCAAACGTGGCGAAGAATAAATTAGAAGTTTTATTTGACCGACTCCGAGAAGAGGGTTGGTATTGCGGATGGGCAGAACTATGCTGCCAATCTTGTGCTTGGGCGTGTTTACCATATGAACACGAGGTTGGTCCATTCAAAGGTGAAGTCATTGACTTTGATAAATGTCTGTTCAACCATGAGCAAGATTGTTGTATTGATGAGGATGATTGGCAAGGCGATGAAGAAGATTTTTATGACATGCTTGAAAATTATGATGGCGACGGAACTATGCCGACATTTTCTTCAGATGAAGTAACTGAATCATGCTTCTGTTTCTCTGGCGATGCTCAAGGAGTTGAAAACCTGAAAGCTATCATTCCTATCATTGAGGAGTGTGGTTGTACAATACATTGGAATGGTAAGGGCGATATGCGACCCTCTATCTGTTGGGAATGATATGGGAATATACAATACTCAAGGGCATGGACTCAACTACGACTTTATGGGTGCTGCCGAACTTATTGCTACAGTCGATAACCTGAGCAAACAACCACTAGAACTTATGGTCGAGTTAGATTGCGGTGATGGTGAGTTGACATCATTGTTTGCTATGTCTCACTTATTCAAAGAAATACATGCGATAGGTGACGGTGTTCATCCTAACTTCTACACTAACACTGGTCACTGGGATAATATCATAAAATCATTCGGCGATGCTGATTTACAGCTTGCAGATGAAAGCATAGATTTCTTATATATACATGGTTCTCGTAATATTGACGAGGTCGTTAAGAAATACATGCCTTTGATGAAGGGTGGCGGTATGATCGCTGGTAGCGGTTATCTCCTTAATAATCAAAAGGTTATGGTTGAAATCGAAGAAACGCTAGGAGAGCCAGACGCAATCTTCTGCGATAGTAGTTGGATAAAGGTAGTTAAATGAACAAAGACGTTAATCTAATAAAGAATTGTATTGAAACGCCTGACGGCACGATTCTATATTCCCGTCACAGGCACGATTATCAGTCGCATTTAGACGAAAATGGTAAGACATATTTTACCGATGGTGGGCTTGACTACGTGAGATGCTCTTCTCATGGTGATGAGATCCACCACTGCGTCTGGGATGACGAATCATTTGAAAAGGTTCGCGAAGCTGTAGAGTGGGGGACATATGGTCCAAAAGATGACCAGCCATTGAAATATGTCAGGTTATGCGATATGGAAACGAAGCATATCGAGGCTATTTTAAAGCACGATTACATAATGGCTAAAGGTTACGCCAGAGCCATGCGATTAGAACTTGAGTATAGAGGTATCAAAGAAGAATATGAGCAAAGTTAAATTAGTAGCACTCAGTAAACCTAATGCCGAAACAGGTTGTAAAACTGCTGAGGAATTAATCGCATATGCTGCGAGAGTCAGCAATCCTACTAATCAAAACAATCAAGCGACCGCAGGTAAATTGGTCAGATACTTGATTCGTGAAAACCACTGGTCACCGCTCGAGATGGTTCATATGACTCTTGAGATTACAACGACACGTGATATTAGTCGTCAAATTATCAGGCATCGGTCATTCTCATTCCAAGAGTTTAGTCAGCGATATGCGGAGAGCGAATCTTTCGTCAATCGCGAGGCGAGGTTACAAGACGAGAAGAATCGTCAGAACTCAGTAGAAACTGATGACAAATCATTATCCGAAACGTGGCAAATGAAGCAAGCGAAGGCTACAGCTGAGGCGCTCGATGCTTACAGATGGGCACTAAGTCGTGGCATTGCTAAAGAACAGGCTCGAGCTGTGCTTCCAGAGGGCAATACGGAAACCACACTATATATGGCTGGTTCTCTGCGTTCTTGGATTCATTACTGCGACCTGCGAAGGGGTAATGGTACTCAAAAAGAGCATATGATTGTGGCTGATCAGTGCTGGGATATTATTAAGACGCATTTCCCTGATATTGTAGAGGCTGTTGATGGCAAATAAGGTTATGAAACGTACTCCTCATACAATGGCTGACCTGTACAGGATCTTGCTTGAGGATTATGGTAAGAAACCGAAGGAAAAGTTTGACGGGATAAATCTAGTCTATCCTAACGTAAAGATAGCACTCAGTTCAGTTGATGATGAGTGGTTTATCTTTAAGAATAAAGAGCAGTTCACGGTTAACACCAAAGAACTAAAAGAAAACATTGAAAAATACTTGAAGAGGTAATTATGTTAAGTAAATTTATGAAGTCACGTGCTGCGATTGGCACAGGTTTAACAATCGGTTTATTTGGTCTTGTTACTGGTATTGTACTGTTTGACCCTGTACAGCTAGTTGTGAGTGTTGCGTTAATCGGCACTGAAATTGATCAGTGGTTTAACAGGAAGGATGACTAATGCCAATCAAGTGGAAAGAAAGTTCTAGAAAGAAAGGTGGCGGTTATCAGCATTACTACATGCACAATACGCCAGTTGAAGAGTTGAAAGAGGCATTAGAGAACGATCACACTAAGCCGAAAATTAAACAAAAGATTAGAAATTATCTGTTAAAGAGAAAATAATATAATGAGTGAAGAACAAGGTTGGACAGCTACGTTCACTGATCCAGACGGCAATCCATTGAGCGAAGAAGAACTTGCTGAGGTTGGATTAGGGAAGGTCAGGGAAGTTCCTGTTATTCCTGATACTCCTGGGATGAATCCTAACGGTACATATGCCAAAGCAAAGGGTGGTACTGAAATGATGGCTGAGCGGATACAGGAAGCGTTGGTTGAATCTGGTTGCGAAGATAAAATCAATATTATCCATTCACGTGTCCGCGAAGTTGATCCCGATAAACTTAATGTGTACGTTGTACATGACACTTGGCGTGACCCTGAATGCGGTCATCTTAAGATTGAGAAAGATCGTGAGCGCTTTGCCAAGATCGTATTCGTGAGCAACCAACAGCTACAATCGTTTCATCTGGGTTTGAATGTCCCATATTCAGAGTCTTTGGTCATGAAGAACGCAATTGACCCGATCGATCTAGTGGAAAAGCCGACAGATAGAATAAACTTGATATATCACACAACTCCTCATCGTGGTCTTGAGTTGTTGGTTCCTGCGTTCGAACACATGGCAGATACCATACCCAATCTTTATCTAGATGTTTACTCATCATTTAAGATATATGGATGGGATCAACGTGATGTGCAATATGAGGGTTTGTTTCAGAGACTGAAAGATCATCCGAGAGCTACATATCATGGTTATCAACCTAATGAGGTGGTGAGAGAAGCGTTGAAGAAAGCGCATATCTTCGCCTATCCAAATATTTGGCCAGAGACTTCGTGTATAGCAGCATTAGAAGCTATGAGTGCTGGATGCGATGTAGTCTGCCCTAATTTTGAGGCTCTGCCCGAAACAACTGCTGGTTTTGCTACAGAATATCAATACAGCGAAAACCTACAGGAGCATTTAAATACTTTCGCTTCAGCATTGTATTACAGTATCAGTAGCATCAACAACGAGTTCGTTAAAGGTAAGTTAAGAGCAGCCAAGCAAGTAATTGATACCCAATATTCCTGGCATGTTAGAAAGCAACAATGGATACATTTTTTTAAAGGAATTGTTGCTGAGCATGAGCAGCAGGAAAAATAATACTTTACTTTTCTGACTGGATAGGTTATACTAGGGTTCTAAATAATTGAGAGAGGTTTATTATGGCTAAAGAACCAGAACCATATGTAAGAAAGAAGATACGCAAGCCACGCAAGCCGATGTCGGCTGAACAAAAGGCTGCAGCTGCAGAGCGGTTGCGTCTCGCTAGAGAAAAGCGTATGAAAGAGAACCCACCGCAGTACAAGAACATTCACCCTGACGTGCTTGCTCTTGAACCTGATCACCCTCTACACATGACTAAAGTTAAGGCTTGGATTAAGACTCAGCGTGATATCGCATCTGAGGAGCGTAAGAACGAGCGTGCTGGCGTCAAGGGCGCTACTATTAAACGCATTAGAGCTGAGAACTATTCTCGAGCAATGCAACGCTATCTCGAAGACAGCGTCTGGACCGACGGATACTACGGTGAGCATGGCGAGCATAAGATGAATCAGATCTGTACCACTCCTTCGTTTGATAAGGATGGTAATATCAAGCGAACCTATGGCGTGTTCTACATGGATCTGGGTTATATCTATGGCTATCCCGAGGAACGAGGCGGAAAGCCAAACGATTGGACACCGCCTGAAGAACGTGCGGTCAAGACGCAAGAAAATGACTTGGAGAGTTTCTTTGAGTAAAGTAATAGACATTAATGAGCGCCTGTTTAAGCGACAAAGGGAAGAAGTTATTGAGAAAGCTGGGGGCGCTGATTATGTTGCTGGTATGCAGGCTGAGCAAGAGGCTGAATTAAAAGCAGTTGAAGATGAAGTGCGAGGTTACTGTGACAGCTTGATGGATGATCTCCTCGAGTTTGGCATTGCTGACGAAAGTGTTGAGTTCTCTACTGACTTTATATTCATGTCTGAGGCGTTACGGTCTATGATCATGCGAGCCAGAGGTTTTGATCACTTCGTACAGAGTGTGGCTGACAAGCTAATAGAAGTCGAGTATGACCCTGAAACTGATATGATTAATGGTAAGTGGAATATTGAGGGTTTGGTGGATGACGACCCTGTCATTGAAAACTATGGACCAGAGGCATTCACTGATATCGAGGAACTGGCTAAAACTCTATTACAACTAACTGAAGATGACGACAAGGAAAGTTGACTTTTTGATTGAGATATGCTATACTAGTATATCAACTAATTATTATGAGTAAAAAAAGATGATACTCCTAGATTTAAACCAAGTAATGATCGCGAATATGATGAAACATATCGCTGTCAGTGGTGAAGAATTTAGCGAGGACTTGGTAAGGCATATGGTACTAAACAGTATCAGAAGCTACAAGACTAAGTTCGGTGCTAAATACGGTGAGATGGTTATATGCTGTGATGACCGTGACTACTGGCGAAAAGGCGTGTTCCCATATTATAAAGCGCATCGTAAGCAGGATCGTGAGAAGTCTACAATAGACTGGAGTAAAGTATTCAACTGCCTCAACAAGATTCGTGAGGAACTGAAGGAATACTTCCCATACCGTGTTATTCAAGTCGAGCATGCTGAGGCTGATGATATTATTGGCACTCTGACCACTAGGTTCGGTGTTTGGTTGAATAATGAAGACTCTGAACGTATCCTAATTCTATCGGGCGATAAAGACTTCGGTCAACTACAGAAGTTCAGTAATGTCGACCAGTTCAGCCCAATCACTAAGAAGAACATTACCATCAAGGATCCGAGACGTTTCCTTCGCGAGCATATTATGCGTGGCGATCGAGGTGATGGTATCCCTAACTTCTTATCGCCTGATGGTTGTATTGTAGCTAACGAGCGCCAAAAGCCACTACAAACTAAGAAGCTCGACATATGGATCGATCAAGAGCCAGAGCAGTTCTGTAATGAGATGATGCTACGCAACTATCGTAGGAATGAGCAACTAGTCGACCTTGACTGTGTTCCTACTGATATCGTTGATCAGATTAATGCTGAGTTCGACAACTATGACGTGCCAGAGAAACGTGGGTTGCTCAACTACTTCATTAAGAATAAACTAAAGAACCTTGTTGAATATATCGGAGACTTTTAAATGAGACGCTTTTTTGAATCCATCCTAGTTGAGTTGTATGTTATTAAGGAAGATCCTTGGGGAACTTTGGGGGCGTTTGCTTTCTGGTTCGGTCTAGGCTTCGGTGGCTACATGTTATTTGACTGGATTTTAGGTTAGAACTATGGCTAAGAAATATATTCATGTAAATCAGCATAAGATTCGGGCTAATTTGAAGCATGGAACCGATGAACCTGTTATCACAGTCAAAGAAGGCAGAACGAATAAATATTGTCATGACGTGGAGATACTTGGTCCAAGTGTGGTCAGGTACTCTGATAATGGGAAACCTATCCTAGCGTGTGGCGCAAGGGTGGTTATTGAAACTGAAGCAGATGTGATAACGCATCTTCGTGAGGAATTAAATGAAGCATAACACTTTTCATGAGATATTTCAACAGGTGTCAGATGCACCTATCAAAGCCGACAAGCTGGCGATTCTTAAGAAGTATGAGAGTCCAGCTCTAAAAGCGGTTCTAGGATATACCTATGACCCAAGAGTAAGTTGGCAGTTGCCGAAAGGCGATCCCCCATATAAACCACTTGACGAAAGGCTAGATCAGCAGACTCGGCTTGCTCAAGAGGTGCGCAAATTGTATCTATTTACTCATGGACCTGGACCTTTGAGTGATACCCAGCGTAATCTAAAACCTATCCGCAGAGAGACTCTGTTTATTCAGGTATTAGAAAGCGTTGATCCCAACGATGCTAAAGTTCTGCTCATGATGAAGAATCGTAAATTGTTATATAAAGGATTGACTCGTAATCTTGTAGCAGAAGCATTCCCTAACCTAACAAAAGATTGGCCAGATGAAAAGAAATAAAAAGCGTGTTTCCAGTTTTAAGCAATACACTGAAGACAACATCCGTAAGAAGCGACTCAGAAATGTGTCAAGGCATAATGTAAAGGCGAAGATTGATCACGCCACTGTGAATGAAGAATGGGATGATCTATATGAGGAAAGTAAAGAAAGCACTCATAATAGGTAATGGTCCAAGCAGAAAGTCGATTAACATCGATAAGGCTGGTAGGAATATTGCTACATATGGATGTAATGCCATCTACCGTGATCACAAGTTCATTGATTACATTATAGCCATCGATGATGGGATGATAGAAGAGTTACAAAGGGTTGATCACCCTTGGAGCAATATTATCATCCCGCCTGAAGATGAGCGTTATGAACCTTGGGATTATAGTGTAGCAGTTGGTAGAGGTGGTAGAGCCAGAAACAATGCAGGGATGATAGCGATGCATGAAGCTATCAAGCATGGTAAAAATGACTTGACCTGTATCGGCTTCGACTTCCTATCCAACTCAACTGGTAACATGTATGATGGGACTAAGAACTATGGACCAGAGACTCGATGCAACGAAGGCGATAATCAATGGCGTGCTTTATACTTCTCGTGGTTTCTAGCGCAACATCCAACTGTATGTTTCCGCATGGTAATGCCTGATAATGCCCAACAACCTGAACACGAAATACCGAACCTTAACATCATAACAGTGTCAGAATTCAATAAATAAGAATAAGACCACTACCAAAAGGAATAGAGTCATGAGTAATGAATGGATGATTATCTTCGGTATGTTCATCTTTATGTGCGCTTACTTCTCATACAAGCTGGGATATGATCACGGTGAAGAAGATGGAGTAGGTGGACTTCTAGCTTCCCTCATAAAGTCTGACGTCATTGAAATGGACGAAGAGACAGGCATCGTCAAAGCCAAGAAATAATTTAAAAAAAGACTTTACTTTTAGTAACTCTTTATAGTATAATATATGTACACATAAAGAGGAGAGAAGTTATGACTGCTGAACAGAAGTTTCGTAAGTTGTATGAGGAGATGTTTGACTTGTGTGAAGAGAATGGGTGGGGAGATCCATTTTCATATGCAAGGTCTAAGGAAATACACATGGCTGGCTTGTTAGGGCATAAAGTATCTGACACTCTATCAGGGGCAGATGCCTATGAGAAAGATGGTAAGCCAACAGAGTATAAGTCGACCATCGGTCCAAGAATCATTGCAGCCTATAATGCCATATCAATACAACCTACTTGGGAAGAACAGGTAGAGTATCTCAAGAAAGAAAAGATAGCCAAGTATAAGAACCACTATCATGCACGTTATGATGGAGGCAAGGTCGTTGAGATGTATAAGCTAAAAGGTGATGATGTTCTTAAACTATTACTTCCTAAACTCAAGCGTGCGTATAATCGTATGAGTAATGGTCGGTATGGCTTGAAAAAGGATCCACGTCTAGGCGCTACATTATCAATGTCAGAGATTCGTAAACATGGGAAGAAAGTATCATGCAAATGACCTATGGTAACATGCGTTATACTCCATCGGGTAGAAAGCGAAAGCCATTACCAAAGGCGACAAGAGGTAAATACAAAGCTAAATTCGAGCCTCTTGTAGCTGACTACTCGCACGTGAGAGCTACCCAACATTACCCATCTAATGTCTCATCTGGAGGCTCCACATCTGCTCCAGATAAACGATATTGTTCCAGTCCTAACGTAGTCGTGGGTCAAGCATACAATAAGGGTAATCTAGTAGTTCTTACAAAGGATGAAGCTGGTGATTCGAGAACTGGTAAGCGACGCTGAGGTTAGGGATTTTTTACTGTTGGGAATTTTATGTTTATAATGTATGATGGGTTTTATGCTGACCCTGACTCCGTTCGTGAGTATGCGCTGTCTCAAGACTTCTCTATTCGAGGGAACTATCCAGGAGCGAGAACAAGTTCATTATCAGATTTAGATAACGAATGGTTCTTTCGCTTAAAAGAGTATATGGAAGAGTTGGTACATAAAGAGATAACGTATTGGCCAGATGGATATAACACGGCATTTCAATATACCACAAAGGATTCGACTACATGGGCACATCATGATCAGACTCAATGGGCAGCGGTTGTATACCTTACACCCAACGCCCCATTGAATTCAGGTACAGGCGTCTATCGACGCAAGGATACTGGGATCTATAGACATGAAGAATCTCACTCCATAGACTATAATGACTTAACCAACGAAGAGTCTGATTGGGAACTACAAGATCAGGCAAGTAACATATACAACCGTGCAGTAATCTATCACGGCAATCTGTATCATCGTAGTATCCAGCCTGGATTTGGTAATAATCAATATAACGGTAGACTCTTTCAGACTTTCTTTTTTAATACAAGAGGTTAGGGATTTTTTACTGTTGGGATTTTATCTCTAATCCAATCACCAACCCAACGTTCTCATCAATCACACCATATGTCTCATAGAGCTCAACAGCTGGAGTTAGAAAGAGAGAAAGATCGTTGTTTATATCATAAGAGTAACGGATGTATGGAAGGAGAGGCGAAGAATCGTAACCTGTAACAAGGGCATACTCCATAGTGCTATTCCCATAGGTTCGAGTGAATCCGTAGTAAGCACTCAAAGAGCCTTCGCTATTGAGGAATGCGCCAGCTATAGAATCGTCATGCGTATATCTAACATGGGGGTGGAACACCTCGGGACTACCATGAAAGCCAAGATGAGTAGTAATCGCAAGAGATAAGATGAGATTATTCATGTAATTATTTAGGAGAAAATGTTAACAAAAACTCTTTTTATTACATTCACTATAGTAATCACCTAGACGTTCATATACATTATAAGAGTTACTCTATATGGGGATGAAGTAACACCAACTCTTCTCATATCATGCGTAATGACGTGTAATATAGTGCTAACTCTTCTCATAGTATAGGCAAGACTTCTCTCAGGGGGTTGAATATGGCGTAATGACCTCTCAGGAGTTCGTATCCAGTCCTTGATAGCTCTCAAATAGCTCTCTTTTCAGACGAATAAATAAGAATCCGATTTAAATCGCTTTTTTTTAATCTATGTCTTTGTTCGTTCTGCTTCGTCGTATCGCTGGATGGATCCTAAGCTGACACTCTTCAAGATGGAACATGCCATGGTTTTAGCTACGCCACCAAGATAAAATTAATTGTAAAAAAGACTTGACGAGAGATCGCATCTAGGGTATAATAGAACTGTTGTTCTTTAAGTATAGGAGCGTTTATGTATTTCATTGAGGGTCGTCCACGTCACCGTGATATAGTTGAGGAGTACATCAGCAACCTTATGGTAGCGCTCAAGATCCACCGTTTTACTGCTCGAGCTGTCAACATTGAATTTTGTAAGACCCTTGACGACGATGCTCAGGGGTTGTGTAGTGGCGATAAGTCAGTCGCCCTGATTAGTATCAACAAGTCTCTTCCCTTCCTACGTCAGATGCAAGCGCTTGCTCATGAGATGGTGCATGCTAAGCAGTTCTTACGAGGCGAGCTGAGTCATGACTGTAAAGGCTTTACATGGAAGGGCATTCCAGGGGTTGCTATGAAGGGGTGTTATACGAGTACTCCATGGGAGGTTGAAGCATATACTTCTGAGAGAGATTTATTTTTAGATTGTTTTCCTTTCGATTCATATAACGTGTGAGTATGACCTAGCTATATGTCATAACGAAATGTAATGAAAATAATTAAAAAAGTGCTTGACAATTGGGAACAAATCCTTTAGAATAGCTGGTATAAATTGAGAAATGAGAGATGATTATGATAATATTTGAAAATGATTTTGTTCGCTTGGTGTCAGCTCCTAATGAGTGGTATCGAGTAGAGTCTATATTAGCGGATGATTACTTCCGCACCAGCACTGGAGAGAAGGTACTAGCCTCTCCTGAGTACGTTGCTGAGTATCGTAGTCATACCGAACATATGAACGCAATTGCTGAAGAGGTATATGCATAATGAGTTATGATCTAGAGAGAGAAGCGTGGGCTGAGCAGCAGTTCGAAGCTCGTGCTAATGGAATCCCGACTGTCAGCTTCGAAGAGTGGAAGAGACGTAACGAAGCTCGTCGTCAGTTCTTTGAGAACTGGAACTCTGTGAAGGCTGATGCCGAAAGCCGTGCCGAGGCGTATGCATCATGAGTGAATTCAATAAAGCTATCGACAAGCTGATTGTCGCCATCGGGGATGACTATAAAGCATTTAACTTGCGCAGTGAGTATGGCTATGATGCCGACCGTGTGAACAAGTTCCGTGATGAGTTATCCGTTAAGACTGGACGTAAGTATGCTAAGATTCTGACTGATCGTTCGGTATGGGGCTTTGTCCAGCTAGAGGATGATGCTAAGTTTAAGAGTGGTGATATCCTCATGGCTGCTGGCTATAATGCGCCTGCTCGTAACAAGCCTCGAGGAAATATCTTTGAGAACTATGATATCCAGTGGACAGGTCCACGTTACTTATTCTAAGGAGAGTATGTTATGTATGTTATTAAGAGTACTAAAGGCAAGTATCCTATCGCGAGTGATGAGTCTATAGTGATGATAGGAAGCAAGTATATGTATGAGACCCAAGAGGATGCGTATCGTGCTATGTTGGCTGTGGGTCGCGAGGGATTGATAGTCGAGGAGTATGGTGTCGAGCCAAGCGTTCCTGACTACTACGGTTCTTAGTGGCATATTAATAGGGAAAAGGGGGAGTCGGTATGGATAGGGGTTATAGAAGCGAACTCAATTTTAAGCGTTTCAAAGCCATGCTAATATACCCCCCCCTAAAATCTGAGTCCGAAAAGTTACGAGTCTAAAAAAAAATATCTGCTGCAAAAAATAGTCGTTTTACCCCCATCGAAAAAAAGTTTAAATTATTTCTATAAAACCCTTTACTTTTATG